TCATACCATATAATCAGTTACAAATTTAAGAACTTTATAGAAAAGACCAACAAGAGTACCAGTATTATCAATAACATAATCATCATCACAAATTTTTATTTGTTCACTTTCATGATTATCATTATTAACTCTTCTATTTACTCTTATTATTTTTCCACCACATACTTTAATAACATTACATTCATTATCAAATCTAGCATCAGCAATAATACATTGACCTAGTTTATTTCTAATATCAAATGCTTTATTAATAGTATAATGAACAAAAGCATTATGCCAAAAATGATTTCTAATAACATTAGTACCATAATATTGGAGAAGAACTCTAATTTTAATAGAAATATTATTATTTAAAGAAAGAAATGAAGATAAATTATCATAATTAAATTCCCCTATATTATTAATAACTCTATATGCATCTTTGATATTAGTAGAAACAATACCAGTTTTAAAATTATAATAATTTTCTTCTTTAATATCTTGCCTATCAAGAAGTTTACGGTCAATATTACAAAATGCAGCAATATCATCTTTAAGTTTATCAGCAAAATGAATAATTATTTCATCATTTTCGATAAAATCATTTTTATGATAAAGAAGCCAAGTATCATAATTAGCTTTCATAATACCATCATGAAGAATATAACTAATCATAGAAGCAACTGTATCTTTACCACTTCCTTTAAATCCTTTAATACCAACAATAGAAACTTTATTAATACTCATAGTAATTTGTTTTTGTTTATCAAGACAAATATAAAAATATAATAGGAATTTACTAGTAATAATGATGCTGAATTTAATGTTAAATATCATAGTGAGAATGACGCATTTTAAGGCTCATTATGACACGCAAATCTTATCGTGATAGATTAATCATTCTGATATATAAAATTGAATACAGGCAAAAAGAATCATATCTACGAGCGTGTTCTGTATAGTTTTAGACCTCTAACAAATAGAAAAGCCTAGCACACTATATTATGTACTAGGCTTCACCTTATTCAATATCTATATGATAAATAATACAAAAATCATTACGTCCTTCTACAAACTTAACATTAATATTAAAATCATCTTTAGACACAACAAAAGCATTACGCAATCTTGTATCAAGAAGTCTAATAACTCTGTTAGGAATATATAATTTAAATCCAGTATTAGCATCTCGAACAACAGGAATACTATTATTAACTTTATCATCATTATATAAAATCACATAAAGTTCATTACTTTTAGTTATGTCATTATATCTAACAGCAAAATTATAACTTTTAGCATCATAATCAGTAAACAGAATAATAGATTTATAATAACAACTAAAATAAGATTTAGTTCTATCAAAATTATTATTTCTAATTACATTATAATCTAGTATCTCCATTTATAACAACAGTTTTAATATGAAATGGAACTCTAGCAACGCCACTTCGTTCGCCATATTCTATATGAACAGTTCTACCAATATAAGATTGAGAATCGAATAAAACTTCTTGTTGAACAATATGACTAACACTTAAACGAGTTTCAAATTTTTCATCATTAATATCATTTTTACAAAGAAGAATAGGTAAATCACGTTTCTTTTCTTTATAAATATCAAGAATTATAAAATCTCCCTCAGCAGCATCTTTAAACTTCTCCATATAATTAGCTCTACGTCTACCATATTGATAATCAGTTTTAGCATTACGAAGTATAAGACCTTCAAATCCTAGATTAATAAAATGATTTCTAGCGTCAATAGCTTCATTATCATTAGTAATATATTTGTTATGAAGAATAATCAATCGTTCTTTATTATTATAATGTTCTTTAATACTATTAAAAGAAGTAGGCTTTTTAATATGATAACGATATGTATTTCTATGAGTTTGATTACCTTCCATCATAATATCATAACACCAAAACTGAAGAAGTTTATTTTCAACACAATTAGCATCTTTAACAAAATGATTAATTTGATTAACAGTATAACCGGGAAGATAAACTTCACCATCAAGTGCTGCAAATCCATTAATCATATCGTCGATAATATTTGTATTAATAGTAGCAAGCAAATAATCTTCAAGATAGCCAAGAGTATGCCAAATAAGACCTTCACGACTTTGGAAACGAAGCCTAACAGGTTTAAACATATCATTTTGAGTATAAGCAGTAACAATACAACGTAGACCATTAATCTTATACTGACCATACATACAACTGACTTTTTTCCAAACATTACCATTATACGTTTTAGCAAGCATTGGAAGTAGAAGATTACTGTTTCCATTACTAAGGTCTTTAGGTAGATAAGTATTTAGAAAATTAAATAGAGTATCATTATCTCCATCCTCCACGGGGGGTAAACCCTGCATATCGCAAAGTTCATTAAGATAAGTATATCCTTGTTTAATTTTATCATTATATCTACTTTCAAGTTCTTTTTTACCATCTTTTTGAGTAACAGCATAAACTTCTTTACGAATATTACCTCGAACAAGACCATAAAAAACAGTGATACTATTAGTACCACTGTCAAGTTCAGCCCACCAAACAGTAGGTGCACCATTATTATTTCTACGATAAAGTTTATTCATTATGTTCACTTATTTTTAAACCATTAAATGCAAAACTAACAGCTTTACCACCTAGAAGTTTAGCTTTACGCTGAGCAATCGTTTCCTTTTTAGGCTTAATAGCCTTTGCAATACCGGTGCTAACATCAATGGGTTTACCTGTAAAGACATCTTTTGATTGATTAACTCTGCTAGCACTTCTAGTGCGTTTCCTTGGTTCTTTACTATAATATCGTACTGGGTTTCTTCTCTCGAAATCAAGATTTTTTTCATGTATATCAATAATTCTTTTAATAATACTATTACGATAATCAATATAACTTTGAGCTTTTTCTGGATGATGTTCTAGAATAAGATAAGCTTTATCAAGAATATATTCAATACTAGAAAGAGTAATACGATAACCATAATTAATAGTTTGTCTAGGACGAGAACCATCAGGATAAATAGTAGTACAATCTAAATCTTTAATATAAGATTCAATTGCATCAGCCATTGTAGATTTATCAATAACATAATTAATATATCTAATATCTCTATCATCTAGCTTTTCTTCATATCCTTTTATTATCATAGATTTTCTTTCTTACATTTATAAATAATAATACGAGTTGGTTTACCTATAAGACAATGATTATATTTAAACCATTCAATAATATCAAATGTAGGATAAGTTTTAGCTATTCCTTCAACAAGAGCATAACCTTCTTGATAATTAAAATTACTATGAATAGTTCCACCATTATCAGTATCAAGTAAGCTAAACTTTTTGATATATTCAACGTCATCATTAGAAGATAGATTAATTTCTCCATAACAATAAATATCTTTTTTATCAATACGTTTATTATCTATATCAAGATATTCAAATTTATCAAGATTTTGTTCATCCTCTTCAGTAATTGGACGCATAACCGTATATGTAACACCAGCTAAACTTTTAGTATGGCAAAGTATTACTTTCTTCCGTATCCCAAGTAAATTCAGTTTCTTCTCCATAATTATCTTCTATATATTTAACAACTTGTTGAGTTAATTCATTAATAACATTTGTAGAATAACTACTTCTCAATTCTGCAAAATCTTTAACGCCAAGTTCTTTAGGAATAATAATAGGTATAATATCATAATCATTCTTAAGAATTATAGCTTCCATAAGACCAGTTCTATCATTATCCATAAGGCTAATAAGAAAACCATTCCGATTAAGTTTACTACGAAGCCAATCATATTCAATTTGACGAAGTTTATAAGTTTCATGTGGAATATTAACAACACCAATAGTCTTAGATTCAAGGGTAGACCCCCCGTAGAGGATGGAATGATTAATACTCTTTAGATAACATTCAAGACTTAATCTATCTTTAGTAGATTTAGTTATAATAATAACGTCATAATTATCTAATTCAAGATTAATAATTCCTTCAATAGTATTACTATTAGTTATAAACTTAACTTCAGTTTTCTTATTTCTATTAGGAAAATATAATTTAACATTAACTATTCCTCTTTTATCTTGTCCAAGAACGTAACCATAACATAAATCTGTTTTATCTTTATCATAAAAATATTTAGGAATAGGATTAGTAGAACGATTAATATAAAATTGGTCAACAGGATAAACAAAATGAGTATTAAGAAAATTAAGATTAACACCAAATTGTCCCCAATACTTAGCATCTAAATTATTCCACGGACGAGTAACAAGTTCAATAATAGGTTTATGATTACGTACATTACTAATAGCCCTAGCAATATTATAATCGTTGTTTTCATCTTTATCTTGTCCATAAATAATATTTCTAAAAGTATAAGCAATATGTTTAAGAACAAATAGAAATTGACTTTTAATAGAAATATCAATTTGCTTATGAACAATTTCAGAGAGTACAGTTGCAGCAGCATCTATACAATCTCCCCACCAATATCCAGCAAAATCTCTTCCTTTAAGTTTATTCCTATTATCATATCTAAAACCAAAACTAGGATGAGTATCTTCACGAAAAGGACTAGATATAAATTCTCCTGTATCTATACAATGTTGTATATCTTCAACACTAATTCCAGTATAAGTGCTAAAAATAGTAATTTGACTAACTTTAGAGAAAATATAATCTTTAGTTAAAATAGTATTACTAATATTTCTTTTCATAATATTTCTAATTTGACCTTTATCGTGAACATATAAAAAAAGAGGACTAGGTACTAAAATAGTACCCAATCCTCTTACATACAACTATTTAACTAACTTTAATTTTTTAAAATGGCAAATCTTCTGTTGGATTAACAAAAGCACCAGCAGCATCATTACCACCACCAAATGGACTAAAATCTCCACCGCCATTAAATCCACTAACAGGATTTATAGGAGCAGCAGTTTGAACACCGGGCATTACACCAACACCAGGCATAGCAACATTTGGTTGTTTAGCTTGTTCGGCAGATTTTTGATAAACAATACTTTCTTTATAAGGGTCAATATGAAGACTAGGAGCTGATTGTTCTTTATAAAGTTCAATAACTCCATCATTGATAAATGTAGGAAATCCTAAATCACCAAATGAAGATTTACTTCCAACAACAGCACGCCATTTACCATCATTCTTAACGAAACGAAGAAGCTTCATCCAAATAGTAATAGGTTTACCTTTAGCATCATTATAAACAGGTTTACCATTATTGTTAAGTAACTTAACATAATTTTCAAACACAGTTTTATAACCAGCTATAACTTCTTCAGCCTCAACAGGTACATACTGCATATTTTCATCAAAATCTTCAAAAGGCAAAGTAAGAGCATCAATTTCTTCTTCTGTTAAATCACGACCTTTAAGAACAAATACATTATATATATGTTTCATAAAGCGAAAAATGTTATCAACTTTCCAAGCACCTTTACCACCGGGAATAGTTTCAACATTACTTTCAGCAGGAAGAAGACGTTGAGTTACATAACGACGTTCATTGATATTTTCATGATTACTAGCAAAAGTAAATGTAAGATAAGGAATACTCATACCAGCAAATGAAGGCATACCTTGAACATCATCTTTCAGTGTAGCCCAATCAACTTTAACATCTTCAAGATGGCCAATAAACAAGCCATTAGCTTTGTTGCAATCAGTACGTTCATCAAACTTTTTACGAGTTACATCACGTAAATCATTATTAATACCTCTACCTCTACGTTTTTTAGGAGTTTGTACTTCTGCATTAGCAGTTTGTTCAGCACTTGCTACAACAGTAGCTTCATTCTTAATTTCTTTTTCTGTCGACATAATTAAAGTAATTAAAAGAATTATTATATAAAATAAGAGCTGCACTATTAGCAATACTAACAATGCAGCTCTATGTTCAAGATACTATATTTCTAGGACGAAGATTTGATTATTCAGCAGTTTCTTCTTTTTCAGCTTTCTTACCGATACGAATAGGTTCTTCATCTTTATATTCGGTAAGCATTGCAATCTTAACAACAATATCTTTATGACCGTTATTAACAACAGCTTCTTGCAAGTTATCAATATCTACTGTATAAACACGATTCTTAGAAGTAGCTTCTTCATCAGTCATATCAGCTTTCAACTGTTTCCAAACATTAGAGTCAGTAAAGTTAAGAGTTACACCAATACCAGACAAAGCAGCAGTATTAGCACATTTAGAACCTTTAATCTTAGCAACTTCATCACCTTGAATACAGCTAACCAAAAGTTCTTTCTGTTCATCTTCGGTAATACCTTCACGACCAAGAGCAGCTTTAAGTTCTTCATTAGAAGAAGATAAAGCACCTTCAAGAGTTTCTTGGAAATAAGTATTAACATACTTAATCTTATCATTCTTAGTCATACGAACACGAGTAGTGCAAGGATTACCATTCTTGTCTAATTCAGCAATACCTTTAGCTAAAGCCCAAATATCAAATTCAGCATGAACAGCCATAGCAGCTTCGGGAGATTCAATATCCAAACCTTGTTCTTCACAGAAAGCAACAACTTCGGGTACTTTATTGATAATAGCATTATCAATATTTGCACAGTTATTAATGAACATTACATATTCACCATGAGCAATGCCGAGAGCTTTAGAAACTTGGGCAGTCATACGGAAACTACCGGGAGTAGAAACAACTACCAATTCAGGTTCTTCACTAACTGCTCTTTGACCAGCATTAACAATACCCATACCAAAACTCAAACCTTTCTTAAAGTCTTTCATAATTATAATTATTTAAAAAGTGAATAATATCAGTCATACGACTGTTTTGTTTAATAATAATTTCTCTAGTTTGTTTATGTTATTGAATTTCAGTAATATCAATAATATCTTCATTACTCAAATCAATACCTTGCATAGTCTTTAATTCTTCTGTGCTTAAACAGCCCATAATTAAATCATTAGCAATTTCACGAGCACCATAAACAAATGCTCTATGACTTATCATTATTTTAGGATATTTCTTATAAGTATCTTTTTCAAAACATCCAGCAACAATAGCATCTTTATAAGTAAACTCACCAGTAGCAACCATATTACGTTCTCCAATTTTACGATAAAAACGATAACTAGTAATATAATCAATAGGAACAGCAGGTATTCTATAAACAGGAACTTTACCAGTAGAAGCAATTTGTTTAGCTTCAGCAGTATTAGTAGCTATTTCAAACTTACCATTAAGTTGATATTCTTTATATATATTACCATTATAATCTTTATAGTATTTAACAGGATAAACATATATATGTTCATGGTCTTTATCTTCTGCATTTTTAGTTTGTGCCTCTTTGGGAGTAAGACACTTAATACAGTCAGATGGAAGTTTATCTTCATCATAAGCATTAAAGCCATCTGTATATTCGTACAGAGCGCGATAATTATCTACTTTTTCCCAACTCACGCTGCCTTTGACAAGTAATGCCTTAATAATGTGAACATCAACACCTGTTTTACCTTGAACTACATGAATATGTTCAATACAAGTAGAAAATGGAAGTCTAAGGTCTTTAGCTCTCATTGCAATAGCAAGACCATCTTCAACAGACTTAATACCACATTTATCACTACGCATAACACGTTTGATAAATACTTCAAGACTTGCAATTTCAGCTTCACTCATATAATTAAGCTGATATGGAGCAACAGAATGTTGAACACCATGTTGTTTTTCAATACCACTATTACTAACAGCAACAGTAGTATCATTAACTTTAACTTCTTTATCTTCGTCCATTCTATCAAAGAGCGATTTTGATTACACAACAAATGTAACTATTATATTTATACTAGCAAACAATATCATCAAAATTTTGAGCACTAATATCAGAATTAACATTCTGTATAACTTCATGGTTAACTGATAACTTTTCCTTTTTAAGACTTGCTTCCTCAATAGTACCAGCTATATAAAGTTTATGTACTTTAAGTTTTGATTGACTACAATTAACATTATTATAACGATAAATAAGTTCATCTATTGTATCACATAAAGGTGAGGTTAAAATCCATTCGTCTACGCTTGTTTCTAGGCTGTCAGTTGAATTATTTTTTATAGATAATACTCTTAATAAGCCATCATTAAAAGACTTCAAATTCAGCGTGGAAATAGCCTTAGATTTGACGATTCTTGGCTGTCCTTTCTTGCTTCCTGTCTTATACAAAACAGGAATACCATTATCATCAACTAGAACTTTATCTTCAATCTTATCATGGTAATCACCACAAATTTCACCTAATTTATCATTAATATATTTAGTTACAGTAGCAGCATATTCACCTCTCTTACTAATAATAAGAAATCGTTTATCAGGATTATCTTTAATAATTTCAACTATTCTTTCTAGCTTACAAACGTTATCAGAACATATAAGCATACGTTCACGAACAATATTATAAAAAGTCTTAACTCGTTCAGCAAGAACAAGAGGATTATAACATTCATCAATTTGTTTACTAAAAGGATTAGTCATATCCATATCAGCACTCCATCCATTATATTCAGCTATTTCTGTAATATATTGCATAGCACTACGTCCGTCTTGAGTACCATTTCGAGCACATTTAATATTATCAAGATTACCAAATACTTGAATAGTCTGAGTAATAAATTCAGTATATTTATCGTAATTAGTAATATCTTCTTGACTAGTAAATAAAATCTGCTCTCTGTGTTCCTCTACGGGGAGTATGGCTCGCATACCATTAGAATTTAGAATATTATTAATAGGTGGAATATTATTATAAATCTTAGTTAACTTAGAAGTATCAATAGTTTTTTCAGTTAGAATCATAAGTTTAAATCTAGCATGATTAAAAACTGTATTACAAGATAAATTCCATTCATTAACTCCAACAACAATAGAAATATCATAACTATAATTATATCTACTATTAACATAAGTATGAGTAAGAATATTAATAGTATCTATATTTATATTATGATTTTTAAGACCATCAACAATTTCTGTTCTTCTTTTCCAATTATCTGTAACAATAAGTATTTTAAGATTAGGATTTTTATTCCTCATCAGAGTAATAACTCTACTTATAATTTCAGAATAATCAAGAGGTTGAACACAATGGATAGTTCCAATACCTTTATAATCTTTAGAACCCCATTTATTAATAAGTTTATTATATGATTCTTCAACTATATTTCTCATCCAAAATCATCTTCATTAAAAATAGGATTATACATACCACTATATTTTTTAATTTTACTTTTACCTTTACCTTTAGGAGAAATTTTAAGTTTGATAGGATTAATAATCTTCATAGCTTCTTGATAATAAAATTTAAAATTAATATCTCTAAGAGAAATATCTTTATCATCAAGACTATTAATAACTGTTACAACAGAACCAGCCGCCATTCTACTACGAGAACCATTTTCATTATGAACTTTTTCAATAATATAGCCTCTATTAGAAACATAAAACCTAACATATCTTTGACAAATAACATGAGTAACTTGTCCATTTTCAATCTTAGTTTCTTCTACATGAAATTGTTTACCTACATTTTGAGTAAGACAAAAGTCAAGAATATTAGTTGCTTCTTGAAGAGTATCCATTACAGGTTTATTCTTAAGAAAATAGTTTTCAATAGCTTGAGCAACAATAGGCATAGAATAACCTTTAGTTAAATCTAGAGAATACATCATAGGATTAAGAGCACCTTTAGATTCAATTTTAAGTTTACCTTTAGACCTAAATTGAGTAATATAATTATTAACATCACGAGCTATAAGACTATGAACAACATCACTATCCGCTTGCATACCAGTAATATTTTGCCACCAAGTAGTAATTTCTTTAAATTTATCTTCTTGACTAGCATAAACTTTTACCATAATACCATCAGTATTAGCACTAATAATATGAATATTATCTAGTTCAAGAGCCTCGCATAACATAAGAAGCATAAGTTGTCCATTAACAGTAACTTTAAGAACAGCAAGACGGTCATATAAATCTCCTTTTTCAAATCCAAGTTTACCATAAATACTATTTATGACAATCTTTAGAACTAAAGCAAGAATATCTTTAGCAATTCCATCTATGTATTCTTCTTCGCTATGTTTCACATCAACACGTTTTTGTTTCATCCAACTAATTAAATTACAAAAAGCATTTGTATCAATATGAGCAGGAGCAACTTTATGAACACCTATTATACTAGGATAAAAACTAGCAACATCAAAATGATAAATGGTAAAAGGTTTACCCCCCGTGGAGGATGGAGTTAAGTAATCACTATAAGGAGTAGTTGAATATAACTCCATAGGAATATCTTGACTATGTAAACCTCCAGTTGCAAGAGTATAAGTTATATCTCCAATTTTAACATTCTCACTAAAAGCATCTTTATTAACTCTATAAATTGTAGTTTTATAAAGTTTATCAAGTAAATCTTGAAGTTCTTTAGTTTTGAATTTAATAAAAGGAAAAATAACTTTCTTAAAACTCATAGCAGTTCTTTCAGTTTTCTTACCTTTCCATTGTTCAGGAGCAAGACCACTAAATTTACTATAAAATTTCTCAAAAAGAATATCAGCAGTTTTACTACGACTAGAATTAAGAACATCTACATCATAAGCTTTACTAATAGCATAACGAGATTTAATTTCTTCTGGATAAAGACGAACTATTTCAGCTACAATGAAAACATCATTAAGATTATAATACATCATAGGTTCAATATATTCATCAAGAATAAATCTATCCCATTTATCTACTAGCTTATTAAGCTGACTAATACTCATTCCTTTAAGATTAGGAATTTCATCATATAGTTCAGCTTCTTTTTCATTAATATCAGGAAGTTCATATTCTAGAAGTTCATACCATTGAAGATTAATAGAAGTTTGTTTTAAACCTTTAGGAACAGGTTTACGTTCACCTGTTTTACTATCTACAACTACACTTGCTTTATTAAGAGCAAATATACGCATTACATCAATACCTGTAAATGGTAGTTTATATTTTCTAAGACTATTAAGATAAAAATCAGTTTTAAATTTATCTTTATCATCTTGACTAGAAATAATAGTTTTACTAGTTTCATATAACTTATTAATAAGTTCTTTCGTACTATTCGTACGCATATAAAAACTAAGTAAAGCAGCAATCATAAGATTATCATAATTGAAATTATTAAATCCATACAAGTCAGTACGAATAATATTTCCATTAGAATCCTTATAACATCTAGTTTTATTAATATAACCTATCATAGAAAGTAATTTACTATCATCTGTATCTGTTATATAAAACTTATATTTTTCAACAGTTTTAAGACGAGCTTTAATTTCTTCAACAGATAGTTTTTGAACTAAAGGAATAGGTTTATTATCAGCATTAACACAATCTTTAAATACTTTAAGATAACTATTAATACTAACAAAAGTAACAGAAAAGAAATTTCTTAAAACTTCAACATCATAAGCTATACAATTAATCATTTATATAATTTAATCCATAGTTATTTCTATTTTGATTAACCCAATTAATATCATCAGCAAAACGCTGTTTAAATATATGATAAAGATTATCATCTTTAAATTTAATAAGAGGAGAATAATTACTAAATACATATTTACCACCAGTAGCCATAAATCTAGGAATTGGATTATCACTAATACTACGATAAGCATCCCCAAATACAAATAGATACTTATAATTAATTCTAGCTAATTCTTTCCATAGAATATTACGACATTTATCAATAGCGGTAAGATATGTATTATAATTATTAGAACAAGCACATTTAATACTATAAGTCATATACACATCTTCAGTATTATTACGTCCAGAATATTCATCATAAAGATTACCAATATCAGTAAATAATTGATAATCTTCACAATAATTTCTATCACCTCTAGGAAATAGGAAAACAATATCTCCATGAATACTTCCTCTACCACCTTGTATATATTTACCTGTATTAAATATACGATTTGGACATCTAGCACAATCAATATATTCGTCAACAGTTTTACTTGCCATAAGATAATACTAATTGATTACTAGCGCGAGAACAAGCAACATACAATCTACGAAGCATTTCATCTCTATTAGTATAAGGATGACCATATTTATCATAAATCATATCGTTAATATCTACAAATACATTTTTATAAGTAGAACCTTGTGCTCTATGAGAAGTAATTGCAAAGCCATAATCTAAATCTCTACTAAATAAAATCTTACCATTACTATTCGTAATATTAGAAGCGATAAGATATTTACGTTTAAAATCAAAATACTGTTTCCATTTACTTCCACGTTCAGAACTACTAGCTTTTTTAGCATCATCAATAAGACTAGTCAACTTCTTATAATACATCTGAAATGTATAGTTATCATAATGGTCAATAACAAATAAAGGTTGAGTTATAGCACCACCATGAATAGCTTGAAATTTAATAAGAAATCCTTTAAACTCATAATCATTATCAATTGTATCAACAATATCTTTAACAATATATTCTTCACTATTGTTTATAATAATATCATTAAAAACATTAACAACAGTAGTATAACTCATTATTAAATCATTACGAGTAATAAGGCTCTTATCAGCATCTTGAATAATCATATGTCTTACATGGTTATTCCATTGTGCAACACGACTATTAGTATAAGCTATAATACGATACAAATCAATATTTTTAGTATATTCTTCATCATTAAAACAAGTATCAATTAAATCAGAAAATTCAGTTTGACCACAAACATAAAATCCTTTAGTTTCTTCATTATAATCTTGTCTATTTTTAGATATATAATCAAGAAATCTCCATCCATTCTTATTATCTATATCTTCTCGAAGAAGTTTAAGAAGTTTACTAATAGGGTTATTATCTCCTTGTCGTACAACTTCTTTAAGATAATAAGTATTACTAGCAATAAGAAAAGCTTGACTAGTTTTCTCATTAACAGGTGGAAGCTGACTAGAGTCACCAAGCATTATAACTTTAATTTGAAGCTTCTTACATTTATTACTAATATACTTAACAAGTTTAGCATTAAGCATAGAAGCTTCATCAATAATTAAAACTTTAAGACCATCTAGTTTATCTTTTCCAACAGGATTAAAGGCAGGATTTTCAGGGTCAAAATTTTCAATATTAACATCAAGTCTAAAACCAAATAATGATTGAATAGTATTAACTTCTTTTCCACCAATAGAATTACTAAGAACTCTACAAGCTTTATGTGTAGGAGCAGCACAACCTATAACACCACCAGACCATTTGCAATTATTAATAACATATTTAATAACAAATGTCTTACCTGTACCTCCAGCACCACAAAGAGCATTAATATATTTCTTATCATCCCAAGGCTGTGCAAGAAACTCAATAAGTTCATGCACAGCTATTTCTTGGTCTTTAGTAAACTTAATGTTAGTATCTTTTCTATTACTATTAGCAATATTAAGATTACCAATCATTACAATTCGTTGTTTACATCAATAAGATTATTTTTAACTTTATCTTCATATTCTTTCCATTCTTGAAAAGCTAAAATAGTAGATTCACTATCGCCACGATTATAACACGTAGTAATATGAAACAATTCCTTAGCAAAAGGCATTTTAACAATTTTACCTTTAGCTATAAGTCCAGCAGCAAAAGGAATATAAAATCTAGTGTCAACAGTTTTTCTATTTTCACTATCTCTTATAATTTTAATTCTATGATTATATTCATCTAATCGACGAGCATAAACAACTTTCTTTCCTTTAGTTCTGTAACTTTCACCTGTAATGCTATATAGTTTGCCATTGTATTCTACTTTATAAGTACCATCAATATATCTAATAATACCTTCACATTTAGCAACTATAATAACATATTTATTGACTATTCCTTTCTCTTTGGATTTACCTACAACTCCAAATGAGAATTTAAAGCTAACCATAGCATACTACTTTCTTTTAATAGTACGCATACGTTTATCAACAGCACGAGTAATACCTTTAAAAGTATTATCTTCTGCAAATTTAGCTTTACGAGCAGCCTTTTTAGCAGCTTTCTTAGCAGCAATCTCTTCATCACGTTCTTTTTGTTGTTGAATAACATCAACAATCTCAACATGATAACCACAATAATGAGAAAGAAAATCAATCTTACCACTAGTTCCATTACCAATAGAACTATTCTTAGCTACTTTAATAACTTTACTAGCAGGATTGATTCCAATAACAGCGTCAACATTATTAAGTTGACGAACAACAGAAACTTCATCATACTTTTTCATAAGTATTTTACGTTTTTAAAGATTAATAAAACAATTATATTTAATAGTTAAAACTATAATAAGTTCAATAATAGTAAGATTAGTAGAGCCACTGCGCTACGCTCCGTGGCGACCCCCCGTAGAGGATGGAAGCAAGCTAGTCATTAAACTTTCTTTCTAATAATATCATTAAAATCACTAGTAAGTTTACCAATCCTATCTTCAATTCTATCTAGTCTATTTCTATCCCTATCTCTTTTAACTTCCCATTGTTTATTAATATCACAAATATCAATTTGAATTTTTCTAATCCAATTTTGAGTATCGTCAATATCTCTAATAAGTCTATCTAGTTTTTTACTAACAATGGTAATTCTTATAAAAAGATATACAGATAAACCAAATATCATACCAAGTATAAAATGAGAAACATTTTCAATCATAGAAATAATGATAAAGTTTACGAATAAGTTCAAATCTAGTATCAGTAATATTATATATTTTAAATGCCTTAGCAACAAAATCAAAATCACCATATTTAAGTAAAGCATCTATATAATCTTTAATATCACTAAGCCACATAATAGCACTAACAGAATATCTATCACTATCAGTATTAGTAATATATTGACCAATACCTTTAGCAATAGTATCAGCAGTTATATCGTTAATAATAAACTTATCAGTAAACCAATTATCTTTTATATAATGTTTATCAGTATATTTATCACGAAAGGCTTTAGATAGTTTATTACATAAATCAATATAAGAACGAGCAGCAGTTCTATTATTATGATTAACAAATTGAACATCTTTAACTTTAAGAGTTAAGTTCATACCACATTCAATAATACGAACTTTAATTTGTTTTTTATCTTCATTAATATATAGAACAATAGCAAGTTTATCTTTCCAATAACCAACATTCAAAGTAACTATATCATAAAGTTTAACTTTAAATCCAGATGTAATAGTACCATCAATATTCTTATAAGCAATATAATTCATAATAAAACTGTATTAAATTTTTAGTTTAACATTTATTAGCTAGTTCTTTTGCCCTGTATTGAACCCAATATTAATCGTGATAAATTAATCAGATTATATATAAAAATTCAACAGAGAGCAAAAGAACGTATCTGTGAATGTATCATTAACGTAAATAGCTAGTCATTTGTAGCAGGCTCATTATTCTGTTCATTATTCTTACCATCACGTTTAAGACGTTCTTTAAGAATATGTTCAGATACAGAACCAAGTTTACATTCACTAACACAACGACTAACACCTTTAGCATGAGTTACAGCATATACAATAGGATAATTAATATATTTATTATTACCTACTGTACGTTCGATTTTAGTAATTCCAACTTCGGTTACAATACCAACACAAACACCAAGCTTAGTTTGATTATGATATTGATAAGTATATTCCATATAAACTACTTGTCCTTTTTTAAACTTAGCTTGTTCTTCAATGTATCTATCTAATAGACCATCAAAAATAAAAGAATCATAATTATCCATTTTAATTATATATTTAAAGTTAATAATATACATACTAAAAAGCCTAGCACTATCTTCACAGACAATGCTAGGCAAAACTACAAATACGAAATCATATAAAACGAAATGTTTGACACAGACATTGTTATTACTAATTTCACAATCAATAATAACATCATTAACACCAAATCAAATATGACATATAACACTTGGACTATGATAAATATTAATAGCACTATCTTCACAGACCGTACTATTATAAAAGTTACAATTAGAAATTAAAACGGATAATAGCAATATCATAGTTTCGGAGTTCAATTCCTCCATCATCAGCAAGTGAAATAACACTATTATCTTCACAGACAATAGTGTTAGAAATACAATCAAAAATTTATGTGGGATTATTTAGCAGATTTATTTGCTTTTCTACGTTTAAGTTCAGCATAAATTTCATCATCACTAACATTCTTAAACTTATTCTCTTGTTTATTATTATCAACAGATTGATTAACCATTTTAATAATTTCCTTATATTCTGCATTAGAAGTATCAATAATATGTTGAGCTATAAAATGATTAATTTTAGTATTAGCTTCAACAATTTTAATAATCATATCTTTAGCATATTTAGGAAAAACAGCAATAATAGGTTTAAGAATATCTTTATCTTCAATTATACTATCCCAACGATTAATAAGCCAATCAAGTTCAAATCCATTTTCAGTAGCAAGTTTAATAATATCTTCTTGAGTTTTACCAAAATCATTAAGATATTTTTGTTCTTTAAGAACATATATAAATAAAGCTAAACCTCTAACATATTGGTCTGGAGATAAACCTTTATCTTTAATATCATTAATGAATTTATTAATAAGTTCGCAATCTTCTTTATATTTACAGGTATCACAAGCAATATTATTAGATGTATTACAAGATTTACCAAAAACTTCATCAAGAATAACTTTAATATTAATATTTTCCATAATTTTATCTATTTAATCATAATAACCAAAAACATCATTTTCAGGGTCAACAATAGGACTATCATCAACTATTGGTTCCCAAGCAATATCGTCAAAATCTTGACTTAGACATTCTGCATGAATTTCAACACCTTCAACATTATTATTGAAATATGTATCATCTTCAACAAAATAAATATCAGTTCTTTCCATATCTTTATATATAAAATAAACTCCGAGTAGAGAATGATTATCATCAGCATTATTAACTATAACAAACCCAATAAACAAAATGGATAAAAATGGCAGGCAAATGAGAATTAGCTTTAACAAGCTCAACAGCACTATCCATCCTCTACGGGGAGTCTACACTATAAACTTAGCTAGCTTCAGAATCTTTATTCTTTTTATGAAGTTCAGTTTCAGTATCAATCATAATACCAATAACTCGCTGACTATCACTAGCAACATCAGCATGAGCTTTAACTAAAGCATCAATGAATAAATCATCTGTATATCTATATTCTCTACGAAGTCCACCATCAGCAGTAACTCTAAACTTATTCCATAAGAAGTCAACATAAGCACCTTTAGAATTACATATTCTTCCATCATCTTCAAGAGTATGAAGAATATTAAGAGAAGTATGACGTCTAAATGCAGCATTGAATTTAACAATACAAACTACATCAAGAATATGTTGAGGAACATTAATTCCAACAGGAACACCACGTTTATCAGTCTTAGCATCTTTAAAGTCATTATCTTCATTAGCTTGACTAACAACAGTAGTTTGTTCTTCCTGTTTACGAACTTTACTTTGTTTCTTCTTCCTAGCTTTATTCTTAGGCTGAACAGTTTCACTACTAACAACAGCATTAACTTGTGTATCTTCTTCAGGAACAACAAGTTTACCTTCTTGTTTAGCTTCTTCTAAACTTTCAGCCATAGTTTTCTTTCTAGGCTTAGATTGAACATTACTAGTAACATTATCAAAATTTACCATAACACTTATAAGTTTAAGATTAATATTATTATCAGTAGCAATATTACTCTACTGAACAACACGACAAATATAACAATTAAATATAATACTCCAAATATATTATAATTTATTTATACTATAATTCTAACTAATAATCAATAGCTATATTAAAATAACTAAAATAGTTATAGCAATAGGAATTAACTTACCACGAGTATAATAAATATCAATAGTATCAAGAGTATCATTAGTATAAAGAGAATCAGTAATATCAAGAATATTAAGAATATCATTAGTAATACCACCAGCAATATTAGCATGACTAGTATTAATAGTCATTATAATACTGATAATATTAATAGTGATATTATTAACTAGAACTAATGCTATTAGTCATTATGACTAGAAGTCTTATTAGACTTGATAATACTGTTAGAGCTAGTTTTAATAACGATTGTATGACTAATCGTCATGACGAACGTCAATGAGATTGAGATGATGATGCTATGACTGAAACTGATAGTGGTATAACTGAAAGTTATAATGAGATGGGAAAGGGAGTTGGAACTAATACTAACAACGATGATATAACTAGAGGTTATAACTAATGGTTATGAAGATATAATTAAAGGTTATAATGCTGGAACTAGAGATTATGATAGTATAACGAGAAGTTATGACGATAGACGTGGTAAAGCTAGAACTGAAACTGATAGAGATAGTCATGACGAATATGACTGAAACTGATAGTGATATAACTAGAGATGATAGAGATGAAATAGTTATAACTAAAGGTTATGAGAGTTATAACTAGAAGTTATAAAAGTATAACGAAAAGTTATAGGAGAGAAAGAGAGAGAGTTGGAACTAATAGTTATGAAGATATAATTAAAGGTTATAATGAACGAGAATGAGAGAAGTGGAACAATAGGTTTAGATTGATTAGGAATAGGATGTGGAGAAGGATGAAGAGGATTAGGAAGAATGGCAGTGGGATTAGTCCCTTTAGCATGACCATCTCGACCCTTATCTCCACATTCACCACTCCCATAATCACTCTCATCTCCATCATCAACCTCAATTTGACCCTATTTGAACCACATCCATCTCCACCATTTCATTCTCCACGAAATCCACATTCACCACTTTCATCTCCATATCCTCTTTCTCCACATTCAATACCTCTCGTCACCTCTAATTTCACCTCTATAACTTTTTGTTATAAGAGTAAATCTCCATGACCAATATCAGTATCAATACCAGTCACGACAGTCATACCAACATCATCTTGTTTCACAAGATGAGTTGTTGTAAGTTCACTAACATAACTAGTCTTATCATTATCAATAGCAATATCAGTATCAATATCTTTCGCTGATTCTAGGGTATAATATATATATATAATATACTTCGTATATAATATATATTATAAGAAAAAAATTTACATGGCATTTATCTAGTTAATCAGCTTTAGTTTCATCATTACATTCGCTATCGTTATAATCTCGACCAATTATACCACATTCATAATCATCAAGACTATCATTAATAATACGAGCGATACCTTTTAATTTACCAGCAATACCAAGTCTGCTCTTATTAACACTATCATATACTTTTGTTATATCATCAGCATTACCATTAGTAGTTAAATTGGTAATAGCAAGAAGAATACAATCACTAGTAGGATAAAGTTTAGTAAGTTCAATAGAAGTAATAGAATTATCATTCTCAACTTCAATAGTAGTAATAATACGATGTATTTTCATAATGATTAATATTAGGACAAGACTTATCAGAACTTGCAGCTAGGTCTTGGTTGATAAGTCTTATCAGACTGTTAAGTTCGTTTGCTGCAATCTATTTAATGTTGATAATGAGCATTTCCATGTTGAACACTAGCAACAGCATCAACAAAACTATTGTTGATAACATCAGTGCTACCAACCCGAAGGTTAGTAGCACCATGTTCATTAGAACGGTACGTCGTCATCATTCATTGCAGTAGCAACAAAACTAGCTGCTTTAGCTTTAGCCTCACGCTTGGCAGCAATAGCAGCACGAGCGTCCTCCATAATCTGCTTGATAAGTACATTATATGCACCAACAAGAACAGGGTCAGCAGGCTGTTCGATACCTACAATATGATATACATATCTATCATAATCCACAACATTGTAAAGATTATCTTTACGAGTAAATGGATTACGGTCTTGTACACCAGCAGGTACAAACTGGCAAAGAACTTTGACAGCAACACCAGTCAGATACATACTAGCAAAACCAGCTTCAGCAGCTTCGCCAACATAGTTGACAAATCTACCGTAGAACTTGTCTTTGCGCATTACAAGCAGTATCTGATTGAATGGCATCTGAATAGCACCAAGCATACCCATTCGATGTGTACCATCAGGCATACTTTGAGCACCTTTGACAGGACTAGCAATAGTAACAAACGCATTGAGATAAGAATTGCCATTACGACCTGTACGTTCTTGACAATCAATATTAGTAATGACAGTAGTCATTACATAACTATGACCATCAGTACAGATGCGTCTAACAACATCATCAATGGTTTCCACTTGCGCAGAACTTTGGTTATCTGTATCAACAGTAGGTTGAACAGGTTGGTTAACACTAGCAGTTTTATTATCTGCATTAACATTCTCGGAAGCAGCAGCAGCACCTTGTGCAGCTTGTGCAAAATCTTTAACGTCTGGCACGACTATTAAGTATTTAATTACGCTAATCAGTAGCATTACTGACAGTTGTTTCGTTTCAACTGCAAAGTATTTAATGTTGATAATGAGCAACATCATCTAGTAGAGATTAATCTCTACTAAGATAACTAACAATAGCCGATAGTATTCCAAATACAACAGCAGTAATCTGTTCATCACTAGTTGGCTCTACTTTCAATGCTAGTATGATAGCTGGAATCATCAGTATGATTGCAACTAACAACAATGGTTTGTTTGTTTTCATAATGATTGGTATTAATAGTTAGTAATGTAATGAGATGAATAATCTCAATGTATTTAATGTTGATAATGAGAGTGAGAACTTTACTTTCTCCTAGAACTTGACGGGGGTAGTCAAGTCCAATTTAATGGCCCACCCCTTACGCTCACTAGCCTCACTATCACACTAATATACACTATTTTCAATACTATCACTTTTACTATCATTTTCAACATTCTTACTATCATTATTAAAACACCAATATACACTATTTTCACTCTAATTATTACCATTACTATCATTTTCACTATCACTCTCATTATAACTTTTCATTTCATTTTCATTATCGTTACCTTTATTACCTTTATCTTCATTATTTCCATTATCTTCACCCGCATCTTTATAATTATCATCATTTTCAACATTCTTACTATCATTATCAAAACATTAATATACATTACTATTATCTTCATAATTTTTATCTTCAGTATTTTCGTCATTATCCTTACTATCATTACTATTATATTTAATTCAGTCCTCACCAATATCTACAACTTCAGTTGCATACAAATCTTTATTTGCAATTACAATACCTTTATCAGTATCATTTTTAAATAAAACAAATTTATCAACTATAAGTCTATCTTTATCATCAAAAGTTTTTATTAATTTAGCTTCACTAATAATATTAATAAGTTTGTTAACATCACCTCTAAATATGTAAATAGGATTAACAACATAAATATTTCTAATATTAGTTCTTTTAATAATATTTTCATCTTCAAGATAAGCAATAGCGTTATAATAATCTCTATAATTAGGCTTAACTAAACCATAACCTTTAATTAAATCATGAGAAATATAAATAACATTACTATTAAATTTAATATTTTCAGCAATATAACCAATAAAAGAAATAATAACAGCATATCTATTTTTTCTTATTATATCCCAAACTCTCATACCAATAGTAACAAAATTACGTTTAATACCAACTTCTTTACTAAGATGATAACCATTATCAAATTCAGCAACTATACCAGTTCTGGTACTTTTATTATAACTAAAAGGATTAGCAACAACAAGTCTTTGTTTTTCAAATTCTTCTAAACAATCAGCATTATAACAAACATCATTAACAAGTTTATTATAAACTTTAGTAGGTTTAAAATCTTCTTTAAAAGTCATAACAATAATAGTATTAAGTTTAACATAAAAATATATTACTCTAGGAAATGTCGAAATCTATTCCATGTATGGTATAAATATAGCAAATAAATAGCGAAATCTATTCCATGTATGGTATAAATTAGTATTTGTAACTTATTGATAATCAAGTAATTATAAGTTAGCAATAGTATCTATATAGATATATATTATATATAATATTTAATATAATCAGCATTAATAGATTCGCTGTGACCCGCTCCGAGCTTCGCTCTCCGCTCAACTCCCCGTGGAGGATGGATATAATCAGTATCAATCACATCAAGTTAATCAATACTATAATCAATATCATTATCTCTATTAATATCATTAATACTAATATGGTTAAGTCTAACTCATCTCCATCCTCCACGGGGAGTATGACTTGCATATTTATAATCATATAATCCTCTACGATTGAAATGTTAAAAATAGTTTTTCTCTTGGTAGATTCATTCAAACTCTTACATTTGCTAAAAACAATTAAGTTATGGGTAAAGATAAAAGTGAAACTAAACCTAAATACACTAGAGAATTTCATAGTGGTGAAAGGAATAAAAAAGAAGTTAAAGTTCCTAGTAAACTTAAACTTGGAAATATTGGTATTGATAGTATTATTAAAACTAAATAATTTAGTATTATGATTAAAGTTGAAAGTAAATTTAAAGATTTTGGTATTCAAATACCTACTGACATTAGCGAAATAACAAGTGAAGCACTTGACGCTATTCTTACTAATGTAGTTATTGCTAAACATTATTGTGTTGTTGCTCTTTGCCAAAATGAAAGTTTGTTCGGTGTTATTAATAGTAAAGTAAGTACAGTTGAGGTTATGCCAATTATTGCTAAGATTAGTAAAGAAGATGCTGAACTTATTGGTATGAACCAAATGGATAAGATTATAATTGACCGTTCTACTCTTGAACGTGGTTATCATCTTTATCTTAAACATAATGTTCTTAGTCCTCAATTTGTTAATAAGTTTATTACTAATGATGCAGAACTAACTCGTTCTATTACTGTTGGTACTTTTGGACAAAATCAAGGATATACAAAAGGACAAAAAGTTTGGTTTGTTGAATTTAAAGTTATAGCTATTAATGATTTAAGAGCTGCTATTACTGATAAACATAAAGCTATTAATCCTTTTGTTTATCATTCTGCTGAAAAAGCTAATTAGCCATTTTCGTCTAAATAATCGAACTCTTCTTAGAACTACTTATGTATAATTTAAAATTATAGGTACTTGTGTTCTTGTTTATAGTAGTAATCTAAGAAGAGTTCTTAAACTTTCAATTATGGATTTTAAGACTAATACTAGTTTTAATATTGCTAATACTAGTTCTCATGAAGATTTTGACGATGATTATATTCTTATTTATAAAGATATAAATAATATATTAGATGATATTGGATTTCAAGGTGATGATAGAATACTTTGTAAATCTATTATTGAAAGTCTTGAAAAAGAAGCTAGTATTAATATACGAAAAGATAAATGTGTTGCTATTCCTCATATTGGTACTATTCAAAAGAATTGGTATCGTTCCAAACTTATTAGTCATTATAAAGACTTTAAAGAAGCTAGAAAAACTATGACTAGAGAAGAGTATAAAGAATATACTGCTAAAGTTATGGAAGAAGAAAAGCAAAAACATTATGAAGAAGAAGAAAAGATTAAGACTGAACTTAAGTTTAAAAAGAAACTTCTTCCTACTTGGATTAAACTAAGTAAAAAACATAGTGCTGCTTATGCTAATCTTTGGCTATATGCTATGGGTAAACTTGAAATTATTGAATTTGATGAAGAAGTAGAAGAAATATATGAACGGTTTGGAATTGGATTGGATGCTGACCATAGATGAAACTGGTATGCCAAAAGCTCCTACACTTAAACAACTTCTTGATAGAGATGTTAGTCTTCTTTATACTAGAGATAAATCTCCTAATAAAGAGATGTATATTAAAGAAGTTGGAGTTATTTATTATCTTGGTGACCCTAAAGGCCCGTGTCTACAAGAAGGTCTTAGTGAAAAAGAAGCTCTTAAGAAAGCTATTGAAAACTTTGATTTACCTAAAAATTATCAACCTGATATTCTTGTTTGGAAACTTATTAAAAGATATTATAATCAAAAAGCTGGAGCTGGTATGGAAGCTGTTCTTAATATTAAGCGTGGTATTCATAATGTTGCTCTAGCTGCTAGCAAGTTAAATGAATTGTTGAATGACAAGTTATCTGATGGTGCTAGTCTAGAAGATGTTCCAGTTGTTATTGGTTATATGAAACAAATTAATGATTTAGCTAATCAGTTTCCAAACACGATTAAAGCTCTTAATGTAGCTGAAGAAAATCTTCTGTATGAACAAGAGAATGTTGCTGGTAGAGGTGGAGTTGAAATTACTAGTAGTATGATTGAGGAATAAGCTGATGCTAATCTACTCCATCCTCCACGGGGAGTCTAGCGTAGGCACGTAGTGCCGAAGCGGGTCCAAGCTAGTGTTGAACTTAATAATATTAATATGGAACTTAAAGATAAAAGATATAATGATATTAGACTTATTTTTCATGAAGAAGAACATAAGTATAACGATAGTCTTGGTAATGATTATATTTCAACCACTACTATCCTTCATGGATATCAACCGAAGTTCGATAAGAACTATTGGTTGAGAAAAAAGTCTAAAGAACTAGGAATAAGTGAGAAGAAACTAGAGGAACAATGGTCAACTATTACTAAAGAAGCTTGTGAACGTGGAACTAATACTCATAATGGTCTTGAAGATGGCGTTAAAGGTGCATCTATGTTTCAACAAGCTATTAATTATCTTGATAAACGTGAAGATGGTGTAATGGTTACTATTGCTGATATTCCAAATTTTGGTGCTAATTATAAACTTCTTAATCTTAAAGATTTTATTGAACTTACTAATAATCGTTATCCTCTTATTTATGATGCGTTTAAAATGTACACTGAAAGAGGATATAAGATTTATAGTGAGATTGGTATGTTTCTTATAGATTGGTTAATTAGTGGAACTATTGATATTCTTCTAGTTAATGAAGATACTAATTGTGCTGTTGTAGGCGATTGGAAAACTAATCGTGGTGGATTAAGATTTAGTAGTGGTTATTATAAGAAAGATAAAACAGTTAAACCTGCACAACAAACTAATGTTTGGGTTGATAAAGATGAACGACTTTTAGCTCCTCTTAATCATCTTCCTAATTGTAATGGTGCTATATATAATCTTCAACTTAGTATGTATGCTTTTGCTGTTGAATATATACTTGGTTTAACTATTAAAGGTATTTGGTTATGTCATATTGATAGTGATTTTGAACTTAATGAATATGGTATGCCAAAAAGATTTTCTGATGGTCTTTATCATATTAAAGAAAATCCTGTTGAAACTACTAAATTCTTTACTATGAATTATCTACGTGATGATATTAATAAAGTTCTTAAAGATAGAGAATTACAAATTAAAGCTAGTGGTGTTCAAACTCAATTTAAACTTGCTATATGAAATTAAATAAAGACAATTTAATTGGAGTAATTATTGGTTTTATTGTTTTAGTTATATTTGCTATTTGTTTATCTAGTGGATGTGCTAAACGTATTACTCCAGTTCCTGAAATTCGTTATGTTCCTGTTACTGATTCTACTGCTGTTAATGAATTAGTTTTAACTAAAGAATTACTTCGTAGAACTCAAGATTCTCTTAACGCTTATAAATCTGATACTACAATTAGTGCTGATTATTTTGTAGCTAAGTATAAACTTGAACGTATTAGATATTATAATGATATTGCAGGTAAAGGAAATAATATCAAATTTTTACGTTCATGGATTCGTAGAACTCTTGAAGAATAAAATATTATGTATATTATTAATCGTAGAAAAAATATAAGATTAATTGGCAATGAACACGCTCTTGATGATAAACTTATATTTGTAATTTATAAAGTTCAAATTAAAGTTCTTTGGTTTTGGATTACAATTAAAGAATTTGATGAAGATGAATATTATGACGCTGTTGATTGTTTTAGATATTGTACTAATCCTTATATAAATTAAATTATGGCTTACTTTGGAGATGCTTTTAAAAAACTATCTATTAAAGAAGGTGGTTATGTAAACGATAAAGATGATGCTGGTGGAGAAACTTATAGAGGTATCAGTCGTAAATATAATCCTACTTGGCAAGGTTGGACTATGATTGATTCTTATAAGAAACATTATATTGTTGGTAGTAAAGAGTTTAAGTCTAAACTTGATAATGATGTTCAGCTTCAGAAACTTGTTTGGGAAAAGTATAAAATAGGTTATTGGGATGTATTTGAACTTGATGATTTTAATAGTCAGAGAGTTGCTGAACAATTATTTGATACTAACGTGAATTGTGGTCAAGTTGCTGCTATCAAGATGGCTCAAAGAGTTCTTGGTCTTAAAGAAACTGGTAGATGGAATCTTGATTTACTTAATAAACTTATCGAAATAAAAGATTAACTTAATACTGTATAGAGTCATGAAGAAGATGCTAATAGCAATATTTATAATAGCGATTATCAATTTATGTGTTACTTTGTATTTATCAATAAGTCGTTTTAGTGTAGAAGCCAATTCATATAATAAAAGTGACACTGCTATTAATCATGTTCGGATTGATTCTATACAGTTAGTTATAACTGAAAGAGAAAGTATAGTTTATAAACTTAAAGAACATGAAAAAGATATTGAAGATAAAGTTATTAATCTTAATGACAGTGCTACTTGGGAGTTATTCAAGAAGTTGGTGTCAGAGTGAGATTGATAATGTAGTGCATCCTCCACGGGGAGTCAACACTACTGATACAACTGTTCTTGTTCCTATTAATATGATTAAGATTGCTAATACTAAAATTATTAAAGCTAAACTTTATAAAGATATTATTAACGAACAAGATAGTATAATTAATCTCCATAAGATTAAATATAATGCTCTTTATAAAGAAGTTGAAATTTTACAAAATAATCTTGATAATAGTAATAAAGTAAATGATAATTTAAATAAGTCTATTGAACGTATTAAACGTAAGAATAGATATTTGGTAAGCGGTG